TTTCCAATTTTCTTCCATGTTACTTGGATAAACGTTTAGATTTTAGTGGAAACATAGGACTTTTAAGCCTAAGTTTAGAGTCACTCTCACGCATGTAATTGTCCTTTGGTCTAGGATTATTTACCTTAGGAGCTTTCTTTGGCTTTCCACTTTTCATTACATTCCTTTTTTGCTCTTAGAAGCTTTTACAAGCCCTACAGGCTTGGTAGCTTTACCAGTTTGATTCTTACCAATTGTTCTCTTAGTTTGATTGTAAGAAGCCAATTTGGTAGATGTGCTGCTCTTAGAAGGAGCCAACGTTCCTGCTTTCTTTGCCATTGTATTTGTTTTTAATTATTTACAACCGTATTTACACTTCTTCATTTTACCACCGCTCTTCATTTTCCCTGCATTCATCTTTGCTCCTGCAATCCTATCAGCAGCTGTAGGCTTAGGATTTTTGTCTACGCCAGCCTTAACACTGAGCATACCAAATGATCCACCATCCTTAAACTTCTTCTTAGGAACAGACTTCTTAGCAGGTGTAGATGTCTTCTTAGCAGGTTTGTCGTACATTCCTGTAGCAATGTTAAACCCACTCTCATAGGTTGACTTAGATTTAGGAATCATTTTGCCGGGGAACATTTCACTAGGAACAGAATCTACAGCAGCTCTCTTTTTTGCTGTTACAGATTTTCCCATCTGCGCTTTTTTCATTTTCTTTACAGTAGCCATGTTATTTAGATTTTTTTTAGTTTACCACCTTTTTCCATCATAGATGTAGTCTTTTTAGACCCCACCTTACCACCATGCTTTTGTCTTTCGACTGCTTTAATAGTCTTTCCTTTAATGAAGTCTTTCACTGCACCTCTTGGAACCCTAACCTCTCCTTCAAAATCTTTTATATTTTTCTTACCTATAGTGGTTTTTACATTGGCAGGGAAGCTTTTCTTTCCTGCTGCATAACCTGTAGTGTCAACAGAATAGTCAATATTTTTACCGCCCCTGCCAATCATCCTACCTGTTAGTCGTTCTCCACTTTGGGCTTTTTTAAGTTTTTTTACAGTAGCCATTATTATATATTTTTGATTGTTAGCAATTCCATTTACGAAGGGCAAGAGCTTTTCTTGTAGGCTTGCCATTTTTTCTCATAGGACCTTTTACTCCTGACATTCTAGCGCAAAAACTTTTTCTACGATTGGCAGATTTACTCCCTTTTTTAAGCTTAGAAGGAGGCGTAGTTACAGCCATAGAAAGTTTACTTCCGGGATTCTCTCTTCTATAAGAGGCAATTCCTTTCTTATTAAGACCACCAGATGCACTCTTTCCCTCTTTACGAGTCCAAGCAGCAGTCTTATGTGATTTCTTTACACTAGCCATGATTATTTCTTTTTATACTTGTAGTCAGGATTGTCCTTATGCCATTTCTTTGTAGCAGCAGCTCCTTGCTTGACAGTTTTGGCTTTACCTATTTTACTGAGGTTGATGGTGTCCCATTTTCCTTTATCCATTGTAGGATGGTTCACCATGACATCTCCTTTCTTACCTTTAGGAGAATCCTTCTTGGCTTTATACACTACATGCTTTTCACCTCCAGCTTCCACTTTTAGCTTTCCTCCGTTCTTGAGGGCAGAACCTTTGAATACACCTTTCTTTTTAATAAGAGGTCCATTGGGTACAGGTGTAATTGCTCCTTTTATGGCAGGGATGGTGTCTCCGTATTTGAGAACACCTTTTCCAACATAAGCTTCTGCTTTCTGTGGATTGTAAGGACCAGCTTTTTTAATACTCTTAGCCACCTTTTCTAGCTTTAGCCATTTTCTTTAGTGTCTTTGCAAGTGCTTTCCTCTTAGGAGTACATGTAGTTTTAGTCATGGGGGTGCAATAGCCCTTGTGCTTAGGGTTAATTGTCTTCTGTATCCATTTCTTATCTGTAGCCATTGTTATTTCTTTTTAGCTATCTTGCCACCCTTCTTATAATTAGTGCCCATCATTTTATTGACAGAACCTCTAAGTTGTTGACCCATTTGAGGGAATGAAAGTTTAGCAGCTTCCATTTGACCAAGACCTGCTTTTTTTCTAAGCTTTTGAGCTTTAGAATAATCTCTTGCTAAATCAACAGTGTTATAAGGTTTTCCACCGCCAAGATCTTCAAGTGCCTTCTTATCATTCTTACCTATTGCTTGTCTCCCTGCTTTATGTTTAGCATACGCTTCATCATATTCTTTTTTAGCAGAAGTTCCTGATTGGGCTTTTTTGATAGTGCCACCTTTCTTCATGTTACCAAGAGTGCGTTCTTGCACTTTTGTCCAAGCACCTTTAGGATCAACCATAGGAGCTTTTTTCTTTTTGCTAGCTACACCGCCAGCTTGGTATTTTTTCACGGTTGCCATGTTATTTCGTTTTAGCTTTTATTTTCTTTTCCTGCTTGAGCATTGCAGCTGTAGGCTTCTTTCCTGAGCCTTTGTTTGCACGAATGGAATCCCACAATCCCCATTGAGATGTAGATCCATCTTTTCTCTTAACCATTTTCTTTGCCATCACCTGTAAATTGAAAAAGGGTGTTGCCGTGGAGACAACACCCATTAGATTAAGAAATCTTTCCTTCGGCTTTCATTCTACCATAGATGGCAAGGACACTACCAACTGCTGCAATTGCTTGGCTGATGATTACAGTGACATTTCCTTGAGCTGCTTTCACTGCATCTGCATAAGCTTTCAGTTGATTGAAATCAGCATTCTCAGGGAGCTGAACATCAGGAACTTTAAGCACTTCACTGATTACATAACCAAGGGCTGCAATAAGAATGCCCCAAATGGTCTTAGACTGATACCATGATTTTGTTTCCATATTGATTGTTTTATTCGGTTTTTTCCACTGCCACTCCTGACCTAACAGCTTTAGCCAATTGTTCTTCAACAATATCATTTGCTGTCATAGCAAGGAATATTTTTTGTGCTTCAGGTGTAGAGAGTGTTGCTCTCAATGCGTTTAGAATAATTCCAAACTCTCCTGCATTCAATGTGAATGTTGCATCAGGCTTCCATGTATATGCCTTTGAAGGGTCAAATTGATTAGAAGCCTCATCATTTTTAACTACGTTCATGTTATTTGGTTTTAATGCGTAAATGTATGTTATTCAATTGAAATATCAAAGACAATTGTTCCACCACTTGATTTAATACTTTTAGACATGTCCAATCTTATATTGAGCATTGTGTGAAACCTCAACAGCTCCTCTACAATTGCATTTGTATATTTAGGAGCAGAAGGAACAAGTCTGAAGTGATAACCCTTAGGAACCTTTGTCACTTCTAATATTGCAAACTCATCTACAGAATCAATAATTCCCTCAAGATGTAAGAAATAGACAACATCATTGTCTTTCATCACTTCAGGAAGAAACTTTGTGTGCAATTGCATCAGCTCAACGTAAGAAGGTAAAGTGTTTTAGCTGCTTCACCACTCAGGCTGTCAGCAAGATTACAAATGTCATGATATGAATTTGCTTCTCCATATGCCTTCAAATCAGATGCAAATTGTTTAAGCTCATTCACAACACTCATTGCACTAGCGTTATTAACAACAGGTTCCATTTTAGGAGCCTGTACACGTTTTCCTGCATATCCCATAAGCTTCTCCATCACTCCATCTTTGAAGTCATGTACATAGTCATACAATCCACCAGTTGCTTGATGTTCTGCATAGCTACTAGTTTGCCAATGTATGAGATGCAATTGTTCGTGGAAAAATGTGAGCTTTCCTGCAATGCTCTCAAGTGTCATTCCTGAAGACCCTTGTTGCATCATTTCTTTAGGGAATATGGTTTTCATTATCATCTAGGGGTTGTAGTGGTGGTAGATGTTGTTGTAGGAGCTATTGTAGTGGTGGGAAGACAACACTCATAAGCATCAATCTCCTGCCAATCACCTACCTTGGGCTTTGTCCTCTGTAAAATAAGACTTCCTGCTATCACTCTACCTGTAGCATCATATCTTACAAATGCTTTTAAATCTTTTCTGTTTGACATTGTAATATAGTTTATCCAATGGATGCGGTGGTGGTGGTACTAGTGGTGGTGGTGGGGTTGCAGCACTCATATGCTGTAATCTCTTTCCATTTGCCTACTTTAGGCTTGTTTCTCCTGAGGATGAGGCTCCCCGGAACTATGCGTCCACTGCCATCAAAACGCACATACGCTTTTAAATCCCTGCGTGAATTTGCCATGTTAATCGTATTTTAAATGATACTTATTGTTTAGCTCAATGAGCTTTTTTACATAATAGTTGTTGCACAATGTTTGGTTTTGTTCGTTGTTGAGAATGTTGAGAAGGTTGTCTGTGAAAGGAATAAGTCCTGCATGGTATTTTCCTTTGTAGAACATTGGTGTTTCTCCATGCATTTCTCCTGTCACACCTGCATTGTGGAATATTCCCACAGTGTCAAGTTTATGAATATGATCAGTGCTCCATGCAAAGTCCATCTCTTTCACCACCTTAGATTCCATTCCTCTAGCCCAGATGTTCCAAAGCACAGCCCACATGTCTGCACACCAACTTTGAAATCCTCTGTTCTCATTCTCAAAGAATCTTCTATTTATAGATTGGAGATAGGTGCGAATGTTTATACAATCCGTAATCACCTTTTCCCAAAACTTATCATCTATGTTCTTGAGAAGATATTGCGCTCCTCCAGAGTTAAGATTGTTTAGTTCACATGTTTCTCTTGACACACCAACAGGAGCTGTAATCTCTGCTAATACATCAATTGTTTTATATTCTTCAAGCCTTTCAGGAAGTACATCCCTAACCTTGCTGTCAAAATAGCTTGCGTTAATGTAGCTATTTGTATCACTGACATAACATATATCGTCATCCAAATACTTATCAAGGTTAAAATTGGATGTAAAAAGAATATCACAATCACAATATAACACTGCATGATTTTTCATTTCAGGCTTTGCCTTGAAATATTTCATCAATGTGTAAGGTCTGAGAATTGGAATGTAAATGGGAATAAGCTTTGAAACATCATCCTCATCTATTTGATAAAAGAATTCAGCTTCTGGATATAAATCCTCAAGTCTTTTCCAATTCTCATTTGGCTTTCTGAAGTTTGGTGTGAAAACAAGGACAATAGCTTTATCAGAATGTCCTATTTCTTTCAAGCTTTCAAGCCAAGCATGTGTTTGCCACATGTAATATGTGTCATCAGGCTGCGAGCATATTATCTTTAGTTGTCTCATTTTTTTGTTGGTTTATGTAGGAGGGAAGAACATTATTCCTCCCTCCTGTAATAATTATTCAGCAACAACAGCTTCTTCAGCTTCTTTGTAATTCTGAATTTGAGAATTCACTTCAGCCAATACCCTTTGCAGGTATTCAATCTGAGCAAGAACATCATAAGCTTTAGCTTTCAATTCTACGAGACTGTTCATAAACATATGGTTTTTAAATGATTAAACAAGAATAAGACCAAGTTTGGAAGCAACATATTCATATGCTGCAAGATTGACATTAGATGCATCACCCCAAACGTCATAATCCTCTCCACTAATGGTCACATTGCCTTCTGCAAGCGTGGTTCCGGGAGTGACAATTGTAGTTTTTCCTTCAGCATCTGTAGCTTCTACAGGAGACTGAGAAATAGAATAATAAAACGTAGCCATTGTAGCCAAATCATCATTAACAATCCTTACAGACAATTCATCTGCTTGATAATTAGCTCCGTCTTTCCATACAGAGAGTGTTTCAATTTTTGCCATTTTTATTTTATTTTATGTTTTGTAAAATTATACATTAATTCAAATCAACCCAAGAGGTTCCATCATACAATTTCAATTTATTTGTAGCTGTGTCATAATACAATGTTCCTGCACTTGCTGTTGGTACGGTTGAGGTTGGAACAAGTCGTAAACTGCTGTTAATTTGTAGGCGCTGGCCGGCGTCGGTTGTAGTGTTGATTAATACGTTGCCAGCAGAAACGACGCGTAATCTTGATACGGCAGAGGTTCCTATTTCAAAAAATCCCGATTCGTAATTATAAGCATATACATCCGTCCCGCTTTGTAATATTGTAAAACCGTCTGTTCCACCTGTCCCGGTTGTGGCATTTGTTAAATGTAACTCATTGGATGCCGCCCCGTATATGTTTACAAACCTATTGGCCGTACCTGTTGGCGATGCTGTACCTATTCCAACGTTCCCCGCTGACGTAATCGTGAGTCTTGCATCTGCCAAAGTAACATTTGCGGCGGTCGTTGCATCATTTAACGCAATATGAAATTTTCCGCGAGCGTTGCCGTCTATACTTTCGAAAAATGTGGCGCCCTTTTGGTATGTATTTCCTGCGAATCCGTAGAGATATCCTACCCAATTTCCTATGACTCCCAAATTTGCAGAGGTAGCTGCATAGTTGAAATCATTTGCTGCTACGACTTCGGATACTACTTTCCTTTGTGGCGTTGTCGTTCCTATACCAACGTTTCCGGCATTTGTGATATACATTCTTGTTGACATACCATCAACCCCGTTTGGCTTTGTGCGAAATGCTAAATATCCATCATCCGCAGAACTTGAACCCGTCCCACCTTCGATATTTGCAAGGTATCTTGTTCCGTTGATGAATGACACAGTTCCGCTAATTGCTCCGGCAGATGTTGCGTCAAGATTTCGCATATTTAAACGTGAACGCGTAAACGAACCCGTAACCCCGAACACCTTACCGCCTAAAGCCCCTACATCCGGATCAGTCGTCCCAATCCCCACATTCCCACTCGTCGCAGCAAGTACCGTTGTACCCGTGACGTATGCATTCCCCGATACTTGTAGTTTGTAATCTCCGGCGTCGGTGGTGGTGCCGATGAGTAGCTCGCCATCAGATGAAATTCTCATTTTTTCTGATCCATTTGTAGAAAAAGTAAGGGGTATTGCTCCGGTTCCATACAAATAGTTGTTACTTGCGTCTGTTGCAATTTGCAATGAATTGCTTGCCCCTGATGACACTGCAACAAATACACTACCGCTTGCAACATTAAATTGACCATTCCCCGCGACTCCCAATTTTTGCAAAGGACTCGCAGTCCCTATCCCCACATTCCCGCTCGTTGTCGCGAAATTCGCACCCAAGGTACTCCGCAATGTCCCCGCAATGTCGGTCTTGTACCCCGCGTCAGTGGTTGTGCCAACAAGTAAATTGCCATTATTACGCAGATTCATTTGGGTTGTAGTGCCTATAATAAATTCAATTCCATTGTTTGCTACTCCATAATTTGAACCAATGGCAACCGTTTGCGTATTTACATCATTTACCCATCTTATTGTGCTATTCGGCCCTGAACTATTTGAAGTCTGTAAAGTAAGCGCAGTCGCGCCTTGTGCAGCAGTACTTTCTATATGAAATTTTCCAAGCGGTGATGCAGTACCAACCCCCACATTTGTCCCATTATCAAATATCTGCGAGTTGCCAATGGTTGACGCTGCCGTGAACTTCGGGATGTAGTTAGTCGTACCTGTACCTGTTACAGGATTTGTAAGAACTGATTGATATTGAGGAATATTAAGCGTTGAACCTACAAGTGTAGCAGCACCACTTGTACCTGTTGTTGTAAGTGTAATAGCATTCTGCTTGTTGTTGAACGTTGTCCAATCACCTGAAGAGAGCAATCCCCTGTTTGTTGCAGAGGCTGTGGGAATGTTGAATGTATGTGTTGTTCCTACAGAGGAAATGTTAAAATCTGTTCCTGTAGAGCCTATTACGAGAAGCTGTGCAGCAGCAATCAATCCATTGAGAGCTGTTATACCTGCTGACAGGAGTGTGTATGCTGTACCATTCCATACATATATATCTCCTGTAGATTCATCTACATATAATGTTCCTGTTATACCGGGAGTGGGGAATGAAGCAAAATTGGGAAATGTCAATATATATTGTCTCCCAGACAATTGTCTTGTCAATTGTTTTATTTCATACAGAAGCTTTGATTCTACACTCCATCCGATTTGTTGACTCATACAATTTGTTTTTTATCAATTAATAACCATCCAGTGATAAATCTTTTGGTTAAAACTTTTATTGTTAAGGTAGTGTTGTCGTAGTAGTGGAAGTGGTTGTAAGAGGTGGTTCATTTTTACACCCATCACATCCAAGTTTTTTCTTTATGTCGTAGAGCAAATTTGAAGGGATGCTCCACCCTATTTCTCTTGCCATTGTTTTATTGTTTTAATCATCATCATCTACTTACTTCTTCCCAATCTATAGAAGCATATATACCTTCACCGCCAGATGTTGTTTGTACAGCTGTTTCAACAATAAGTTCTCTAGCAACACCTGTGAAACTATTTCTCTCCAATTGGTTTGCAAACAGAGCTTCTTTCAATATATTGATTGAAGGTGATCCTTGGTTGGAAGAGTTTACATATCCCTGTGCTAAGATTCTTCCTCCTGTAGCAGATGTTCCTGTAAGGTTATATTCTACAGCAGAACCTGCACTAGCAGGAATCCAAGATCCTCCTGTTGTAATACCGCTTTGTAACACTCTCCAAGCATAGTTTTTACCATTGCCTAGTCCTAAGATGGAAACTGCTGTGCTAATTACAATAGCATCCAACCTTGTAGGAATCAATCTAATACTTACAATTGGATAATATGTTCCTGCTACAGCAAATGTTCTAGGTGTTAATATAGGTGTGCCAACTGCTTGTTGCACTCCTCTTAATTGATATCCACCTTCTGAAATAACAGTGGAACACACTTGTTTGAGAGTGCTAGCAGTTGCTGTAGTTCCTGTATTAGTGATTTCATACCTCAGCGGAAGAGATGCTGTAGTGATGTATGTAGATGCAATAAGATTGGCATGGTGAAAAGAATGACAATGTATAAACACACCATCAATTACAAATCCCAATCTTACAGTTCCTTCACCTAACCACTCAATATCCATCCAGAATATTTGAGCTTTTGTTATGTCTAATGTTAAACCTGAAGGGCCTGTACCATTCATTTTGTCTACATTCCAACCAGTGTCTCCTGCACCATATACACCACCAAGTTGACTAATTCTTGTTTCTGTAACAGCTCCTGTCACCAAGCTTCTTTCTACAAAGCTTAAAACATCATTGTCTAATTGAATGTACATTCCGTTGCTCAAACCAAAATAGCCCACTCTTTGTCTCAAATTAGTTTGAGCAGGGGACATTACAAAAGTGTTTATAACAAGAAGTGATTTACCCGGTTGATAAGAAAACACTTTTGTAGTTTCTCTCAACACTTCTGATCCACTAGTGGTGCTTACATTTAGGTTTACCAATCCTTCATTCTGACTAAACACAGCTGCTCCACCACTAATTGCAAATGTGTCCCAGAGATTGTTATCAGCATATCTATGGCTAGAATCAAAGAGTGTGAGAGGGTTGGAAACCCTGAGTCTTCCAAAGCTATCTTGTGATGTAGAAGGAGCAAACACAATTTCACTAGGTGTTCCAGACGTACAGCACATAATCTTATTGAGCCTGTCAATTTTCTTTGACATTTCCCATATAAGATTACTTTCTTGACTCCATCCTATTTCTCTAGCCATTTTTCATTAGGTTTATACAAACAGCACTCTAAATGCATTCTTTATCTGTTGATTACCAAGTACATTAGGATGTGTGCCATCGGTGGTGTTGACATAGTTATAATAGGTGTTTGTATCACAATACCTTATGGGGAAACCTTGTGCAGCCCATGTGTTTACAATTGTCTGTTTCTGACTAGAATAGTTATCTGATATAAGCTGACTTCCTGCTCCCCATTGAGAAGGATTTACATAAGGGATTTCTCCAAGCACTACTGGATATGCAGCAGCAGGAGTGTTGAGAATAGATATATAGTCTATTGCCATGTCTCCGCTTACAAGTTCCACTTTAATTGTTCTAGAAGCAGAAGAAGGCATAATAATGGGAAGTACAACAGGTCCAAGAGTTTGTATGTCAGGACCAAAGCCATCTCCTACACCACTTTGAGGAATAGGATATTGATCTCCCAAATCAATTGTTTGATTAAGCACTCCATTTACATATATATTTACAACACCTGAAGGAATAGGCGTGCCCACTATAGAGCTAAATTGACCACCTCCTCCAATTAATCCTACAAAAGCATGCTTAAATGTTGCTGTGTATTCAATAAAGCTTCCGGGAGTATTGCTGTAAATGGCATTTGTAGTGTTAGGAATAGCTACAGCTGTTGTACCAAACCTACCACAAACAAAATTTGTTTTAGCAAGATAATCAGTGAATGTTCCTGTTCTTGAGATTGCACTATTAGCACCGTTGATGATTGTACTAGCCCATTGTATTGACAAGAGACTATTCATTGCATGTCTTACAATAGGAAGATTGTTTGTTCTATCTCCTTCGTAATACACATCATTTAATCCATACAATTCTGTTACCACATTCGTATTGGGTGTCATTGGAGAATTGAGAGTTTCACAATTTATACCATCGCATCCTTGATGTATAAATCTCATCATACTCTTATATCCTGTACTACCTTGTGCATATCTAGTGCTAATTACACCTAGATCATCTGTAAGTAAACTTGTATAAAGGAATGGAAGACCTCCCGGAACATAGTTATCAGTGGTGATACTATCACCAAAGCTTACAATACCTGCTCCTCCGGGAATAGGCATAGGAGCAAAGGGTGCTGTACTACTAGTGGAGGATGTAGATGTACTACTAGAAGATGTGCTACTTGTAGAACTACTGCTCGTAGAACTACTAGTTGATGTACTTGTTGAGCTACTACTAGTGCTTGTACTTGTTGATGTACTAGCAGGAGTAGATGTGGTAGATGTGCTCACTGTGCAAGGACACCCTACAATGTTATTACATTCACAATCAACAATATAGTTTCCATCGCAATCTACAAGATAGCATATAGAATCAATTGTTGTGGATGTGGTAGTGGGAGCGTATGTAAACACTCCTATTCCATCCAATAGACATTTCCATGTATAATTTATATTACAACTCATTACACTTGTCTTCCAAGGGTTGTTTGCAATGCTTGCACTCTAGTGTACAAATTACCCATCTCAGCATCAGAAAGAGATTCACTGAGGTATGCAAAAGCATAGTTATTAGTTGAGAAGTCAGTGGGTACTCCAGATCCATTATTTGTTGCACCCAAGAACCAATTTTGTCCGGGGAGTGCAGGAGTGTCGTTAGGAGTGGTTCCTGTGCTCTGACTTACACCATTTTTGTAAACCTCTGTATCAGAAACACTTCTGATAACACCTGAGATAAATCCATAATAATCTCCAAGTGTATAAGCAGGCCATGTCAAGAATCCTCCTGAAGCAGTGTTAGCATAAAATCTTCTAGAAGAAACCCACAAGAAACTGTTTACCAATCCTCCACTATATACACCAAAGTCAAATCCTGTGCCTGATGGATTGTATAGACTGCGAATATATACACCATAAGAAAGGTTGGTGTTAGAAGGAAAGTCTGCTATATCAAACTTTGTATCACCATATCCTGTTGTACCATTGAATGTTACACCGTTAGCATTGTGTGTAGCACCTCCTGTAAACGTCATTCTAAATGCAACATCTGTGTCAGCAGGATTCTTCAGGTTGAACTTATGTGTAGAGGCTGTACCACCAACAAAGGGATATACAGCTCTCAGCTTTGTCCACAGTCCATCAGCCTTCAGTCCTATTACAAATGTGTTAATTCCTGTCTTAATTGTACAACTTGTAATTGCTGCTGCTTCAATAAATGCAATTGCATCTGCATCTGTTATTACACAACTAGTTGATGTAGACGTAGATGTAGAAGAAGATGATGTAGAAGAAGACGTACTTGTAGATGTAGAGGACGAAGACGTACTACTTGATGTAGAAGAAGAGGACGTGGAAGAAGATGTGCTACTGGTTGTACTAGATGTAGGACCTCCACCGGGGAGATTACTCAGCTTCACTTTCTTATAGCATCCTGTACCATCATCCACAAGGACATACCAATTTCCATTAGGAGATGTACTCTCTGGATAATCGTTTATTGTTTTATTAGCCATGTTGCGCTATTTTATATAGAAATGTCACGTTATTAGTATAACAGATGGTTTAAAGATATGTAATAAGTTTGTAACTTATTAAGTTACTATAACTCAACAGATTATCCTTGTCCTCTATACTTAGAGATGTGTTTATCTTTTGGTCCTTTACGTTTAGCAGCTTTGCCTTTGCGTCTTACACCAAATGTAATTTTCTTAAGCTCACTTGTTGATTTTGCCATTATGGTTTGTTTAAATGTTCTCTAATAATGTATGCTAGCTTTTTAGCTAGTAGTTGTTTACTTCTCTGATAAAGAAGCATGTCTTGAGCATTGCTGATGAAGCACACCTCAATAAGAATGTTCTCAGCAGAGGGTCTCATAATGGCAAGTTTTTTTCTTGCAGTGTCAGTTTCAGGTTTCACACCCCTGTTCTTAAATCCAATACTTGCAATTGTAGAAGCAAGAGCTTCAGCAAATGATCTCTCATATTGAGAAAACATTTCAGGAATAATCACTTCTGTACCATTAGCAGTAGGATTGGAAGAAGCATTCCAATGTATATCTATAATGACATCTTTAGCAGTGAACTTGCCCTTCAACCAACTTAGCGTTTGTGATAGATAGTTTTGATTGGCATCCATATTAGGGATGATGTTCAGCTTTCTAAGTTCATTATTAACAAGGAAACGAAGCTCAATAGCTAAGTCTCTCTCAATATAAGAGCCACTTACAGCACCGGAGTCTTTGCCCCCATGACCAGCTATTAAAAAAAGTT